ACGGGTCAGTCTGTTTCCGGCCTGGCGCACCTGCGGCAGTCCATTGAAGACATTCTGACCACGCCGGTCGGCAGTCGGCGCATGCGCCCGGAGTACGGCAGCCATTTGCGCCGTTATGTCGATCTGCCGGTAAACGAAGGCTGGAAAAGCGCGGTACAGGCCGAGGTGGCACGTTCGCTGGGGCGATGGGAGCCGCGCCTGAAGCTGGAGCGGGTGCGGGTCACTGCTGTGGTCGGCGGGCAAATCACCCTGCAGCTGACCGGCCAGTACCTGGGCGACAGTGCGATTATTGAGGTGAAGGCATGAGCACAATCGAGCTGTCGGCGCTGCCCGCGCCGCAAGTGCTGGAAGACCTCGACTTTGAGGAGGCCTACCAAGCCGAGCTGGCCACCTTTCGCCAGTACATGGGCGACAACTGGGACGCGTTGCTGGAGAGCGACCCGGTAACCAAGTTGCTGGAGCTTGGCGCCTTTCGGCGTTTGCAGAACCGGGCGCGGGTCAATGACGCGGGCAAGGCGTTGCTGCTGGCGTATGCCCAGGGCAACGACCTTGACCAATTGGCGGCCAACGTTCGGCTGCAGCGCCTGGTGGTGCAGGCCGAGGATCTGGTTGCGGTGCCGCCGGTACCGGCGGTGCTGGAGGACGACGACGCCCTGCGCGAGCGTATCCAGTTGGTCTATGAGGGCCTGACCACGGCGGGGCCGCGTAACAGTTACATTCTGCATGCGCGCAATGCCTCTGGCCTGGTTGCCGATGCCACCGCCGAAAGCCCGGCGCCGGCGGTGGTGATGGTGACGGTGCTGGGCCTGGAGGGCGACGGCACGGCCCCACCCGAGCTGCTGGAGACGGTACGGATCAAGCTCAGTGACGACGATGTGCGGCCGGTGGCGGATCGCCTGACGGTGCAGGGCGCTGAGATCCTGCGCTATCGGATCGACGCAGTGGTGCACATGGCCGGCAGCGGCCCTGAAACCGAGGCCACCCTGGCCGAATGCAAACGCCGCCTGCAGGCCTGGGTCAACCCCCGGCGCCGCCTGGGCGCCGAGGTGGCCCGCTCTGGTGTGGATGCCCAGCTGCATATCAATGGCGTCAGTCGGGTCGAGCTGAGCGACTGGGCCGACATTCGCCCGAGCAAGGCCCAGGCGGCCTGGTGCGAGGACATTACTGTGACGCGGGGGAGTTGAGATGAACAGCCTGCTCCCGCTCAACAGTACCCAGCTGGAACGCGCTATCGAGGCGGCTGACGTGGATATCACCGAGGTACCGCTACGCACCTTGTACAACCCTGACACCTGCCCGGCGCACTTGCTGTATCACCTGGCCTGGGCCTGGTCGGTGGATCGCTGGGACGACACTTGGTCGGAGGCGGTCAAACGCTCGGTGATCCGCTCGGCGTTCTACGTGCATGCGCACAAAGGCACCATCGGCGCCTTGCGCCGGGTGGTCGAGCCGCTGGGTTTTCTGATCGAGGTTCGCGAGTGGTGGGAAGGCGTGCCCGAGGGCGTGCCGGGCACTTTCGAGCTGCAGGTCGGCGTACTGGATACCGGCATCACCGAGGAAATGTATCAGGAGCTGACGCGGCTGATCGATGACGCCAAGCCGGTCAGCCGACACCTGATAGGCCTGGCGATTTCCCTGGCTTCTAGCGGTTACATGCGGCTGGGGCTGGGCCTGTATGAGGGCGAGGAAATCGACGTGTACCCGCCGATGTCACACGACATCGAGATTGGCGGCAGCTTTGGCCATGTTGGCCGTGAACATCAAATTGAATACCTGGACGTGTACTCATGACTACAGCGAGCAGTCAGTTTTTCGCCATCCTGACGGCGGTGGGAGAGGCTAAACAGGCCAACGCCAACGCCCTGGGCGTGCCTTGGACGTTTTCCCAGCTGGGCGTCGGCGATGCCAACCTGACCGACCCGGTACCATCCCGCGAGCAGACCCGACTTATCAACGAGCGCCGCCGGGCACCGCTCAATCAGCTGAAGATAGACCCCGCTAATGCGAGCATCATCATCGCTGAGCAGGTGATTCCGCCTGATGTGGGCGGTTGGTGGATTCGCGAGATCGGTCTTTACGACGCCGATGGTGATCTGGTCGCGGTGGCCAACTGCGCGCCGAGCTTCAAGCCGCTGCTTACTCAGGGCACCGGCAAGACTCAGGTGGTACGCCTGAACATCATCGTCACCAGTACGGCCAATGTGCAGCTGAAGATTGACCCGGCGGTGGTGCTGGCCACGCGATCCTATGTCGATGCGGCCATTCTTGAGGTGCTGCCGAAGAACAAGACGCCCGGTGAATACACGCGGGTCAAGATCAATGACCGGGGCTTGGTGCTCTCAGGCGACAACCCGACGACGCTGGCCGCCAATGGCATCACCGATGCCTACACGAAAGAGCAGGTCGACGCGATCATTGCCCAGGCGTCGGCGCTGCCGGTGGGTGCCATGGTGGCGTTCCCGGTGGATAAGGTCGCGCCAGGCTTTCTGGAGGTCGACGGTAGCGTCAAGAGTATTGCGGTCTATCCCGATCTGGCAGCTTTCCTGGGTACCACTTTCAACAAGGGTGACGAGGGCGCCGGTAATTTCCGACTGCCCGAGTCGCGGGCCGAGTTCCTGCGGGGCTGGGACCATGGGCGCGGAGTTGATGCGGGGCGCGGCATAGGCACCTGGCAGAAAGGGAGCTTGCAGTCCTTCGACCCATCCACTGCCTCGCCTGCTATAACCGGCCTGTGGCATAGCGGCGCAGACGTCAATGTTGCTGCTATTCACGGCCTCGATAGCATGGTTGTCGCGGATTACCCGGTCAGCCAGTCAGTCGGTATCGCCAGCGGTGTCACGAACCCTCCCGGCGCTGGGGTGGGTGTAACAAGACCGCGAAACCTGGCGGTGATTTGGTGCATCAAGGCCTGGAACGCGCCGATCAATCAGGGGCACATTGATATTGCTGCACTTGAAAGAGAGGTCCAACAAATTGCCTTGAATGGCCCCGTGGTGGGTGGCGCTCGTAACGTCAGAATGTCGATCACTGTCACTTCAGTGTCGGCGACGCTCACGGCCGAAGAGGTTATCGTGGAAACTGCCTTGCGCGGCAGGGCCTATAAGTTGGGCGCATTCAATAAGCAGATCAACCTCGCCAGTGTTGGCGCTGGCGGCATGGATGCAGGGGCCGCTCCTGCTAATGGTTTTGTCGCTATCTATGCGATCTACAACCCGACTACAGCAATGTCAGATCTGCTCGCGGTCAACGCTACTTCGGTTGTGGCGCCTGAGGTCTACGGTGGTGCCAACATGCCCGCAGGCTACGAAGCATCTGCGCTTGTGTCGGTATGGCCGACGATTAACGGCTTGCTCACCATCGGCCTCCAGCTAGGCCGGAGCGTATCAATCAACCGCAGGTCTGTGTTAGCCACTACAACGCAGCAAGGTTCGTTAACGCCGTTATCGCTAGAGGCGACCGTACCTAAAAATGCTAACGAGGTGTCTGGCGATGTCCAAATAGGTAGTAGCGTTTCAGCTTCTCTTACCTCAGGGATTTCGGGCTCAGCCACAAGCATTGGTTCTATCTTCCAGCTTTCTACGTCGACAGCTGCGCAGGGGCCGTACCGTGTCTCTCTGGCGACACCCCAAACGATTTATTACCTTCTGACGGCAGCGGCGGGAGCTATGAATGCCCAGGTATACGTCTCTGGCTACGCCTTCTGAGGAACACTTTTATGTTCGTACAGTTTGAAGATGAAAATGAACTGAGAATCATCGCGGCATTTGGGTGCTCTCAAGATTCTGGGGCTTATCCAAATCAAGGGGAGGTCGATGAAGACGATCCGCGATACATCGCCTGGTTAAATATGTGGTCGCCTGCGCTGCCGGAATTGACCGAGCCCGAGCGCACTTGGCGAGACAGTGAGCTGGAATCCGTTATCTGGTTGCGAGATCGCCACCGTGATCAACTGGAACTTGGCTCTGATACCACGCTGACCGTTGAGCAGTTCAGAGAGCTGCTGGTGTTTATGCAGGCGCTGCGTGATTGGCCGCAGTCGGAGCAATTCCCTGTGATCGAGTACCGCCCCGTAGCGCCGCCCTGGATTGCTGAGCAAAACCAATAACGCCCCGCACTGACGGGGCGTTTTCTTTCCTGTTGCACTCACACAAGGCCCTGCACTGCGGGGCCTTCTTGTATCTGGAGAACCTATGAGTGGTTTCTTTCACGGCGTTACCGTAACGAACGTCGACACCGGCGCGCGGACCATCGCCTTGCCGTCGTCCTCGATCATTGGCTTGGTCGACACCTTCACACCTGGCCCCACGGCCAGCGCCAAGGCTGACGAGCTGGTGCTGATCACCAGCGAGCGCGAGGCGGTCGCCGCCTTCGGTCCTGACTCGGCGATCACCAAGGCCTGTAAGGCCGTGTACATGCGCGCCAAGGCGGTGATCGTCGCCTGTGGTGTGGCCAAGGTCGAGGACGCCGCGCAGCAGACCTCGGCGATTATTGGCGGCGTGCTGGCGGACGGTACCCGTACCGGCCTGCAGGCGCTGCTCGATGGCAAAAGCCGCTTCAACGCCCAGCCGCGGCTGTTGGTGACGCCCAAGCACAGCGCCACCCAGGCAGTCGGTACCGCCCTGGTGGCGATGGCCGACAAGCTGCGTGGCTTGGCCATTCTCGACGGCCCGAACACTACCGACGAAGCGGCCCAGGCCTACGCGGAAAACTTCGGTGCCAAGCGGGCCTATCTGGTCGATCCGGGGGTCAAGTACTGGGACACCGGCGTCAGTGCCACGGTCGATGCACCTGCCTCGGCCTGGGTCGCCGGGCTGTTTGCCTGGACCGACAATGAATATGGCTTTTGGGCTTCGCCGTCGAACAAGGAATTTGTCGGCCTCACCGGTACCGGCCGAGCCATCGAATATCTGGATGGTGACGAAACCTGCCGGGCCAACCTGCTCAACAATTCGAACATCACCACCATCATTCGTG